TATTATAGTTCCAGTAATATTTACATCATATGTTTCAAAATATACAGATATTATACCAAAAATTATTGAAATATACTTAATATTTGATATGATAAATAATATTTGCAACCTTGAATACTTAGAATATATATATTTATATATAAATATATTATTAAACTATATTCAGTTATGTAAACCAATATATTTGTAAATATATACATATATAATAGATGTTATTAAGATAATAAAGCATATTATATGGATATTAATATTAAAAGAATCAAATTAAATAATGGTATTAGAGTTATAATAGTACCATTAAAAACTAAATTAACATATATATCAGCAAATTTTTTATTAGGACAATATCAAGAAAAAAAATGTGATGCGGGAATAACTCACTATTGTGAACATTTACTTGCGAGGTTAACATCAGAAAAATATAAAAAATCATCATATATAAGCGATGAAATATATAGACGAGGTGGGATCACAAATGCAATTGTAAATAATTATGAAACTAGTATATATATATCAGGACTTTATGAAGATTTAGAATTTTATATGGATATATTATCAAATGCTATAAAAAAATTTCATATTGACAAAAATATGGAGAATGAAAAAGGGGTGATTATTCAAGAATATATGGGTTTTGTATCAAGTACAAATTATAAGTTCATATTTAATATTTTTAAGTTTCTATATCCTAAATATTCATATATTAAAGATTATAAAAATATGATATTAAATATAAAAAATTTTAATAATAAAAAGATAAATAAATACATTAAAGACCATTTAAATACTGATAATTTAATTTTAACAATAACTTGCCCTTCTTGCAAAATTACTGAGACTATTAAGAATGTAAAAAAATATTTTGGAATTATTAAATATAAACAATCGCTGTTTGTATATCCACCACTAAAGCATTATAATAATAATTTAGAAATAGTAAATATTCAAAATGATATTAGAAATATAAATAACTCTATAGTAATACATTTATCAAAGCAAATCTCTTATATTTCCGAGGAACATTTAATTTTACATTATATTCAAAGAATACTATTCAATTTTAATACTGGTATATTTTACAAAATACTTCGTAAAAAACTTGGTATTATTTACTATATTTCATTATCTATTAATATTGATAAATATAATTCAGAAATGTCATATTATAATATAATATCACAATGTCAAAGTAAAAATATGTCATTATTTATAGTAAATTTTTTACATATTTTTGATAATTATATCATAGAAGATGAAGACATAAATAATGCTAAAAAATATTTTAAATACTTGTATGAAAATAAAAAGTTTTTTAATTTAAATTCTTATAATGATGAATACAAGGATCAACTACTATTTAATAATGATATAATTAAGAATAGAGTTATTTATAAAAAAATAATGTCTATTAATCCTAGTAAAATAAAAGAATATTTCAAAAATATATTTGTAAAAGATATATTATCAAGACATATCCTATTCTATTATTCTAATAAAAATATTAATAAAACAATTGAACAGATATATAAAAAACATATACCTAATGCAGAATATAAAACATATTATATTAAATAATTTAAATTATTTTATCTTATTAGGATACCATATAAATACTAATTAAATGGATACATTTTATTTTAACATTTATTTATTACTTATTTTTACAGTAACAATAACATTTACAATTCTAAGATGTGTATTTAATATACATACATTAGATATATTCTTTTACCCAAATGATGCAAATAATATTATTGAAAATAAAATATATTTATTTACTCATATTTTAGTTAACTTTTTACTAGGGTTTATATTTGGATTTAATATTATCTTGGGGATGTTTATAAAAATATTAATATTTGAAGTATATCTTCATTTAACAGAACACTGTGATATTTTTTACGTATCAAAAATATCTAATTTAATAGTAATAGTTTTAATATCATTAATAAGTTATACTTTTGGAAGTGTAGTTAACAAAGCATTATCAAAATTATAAAATAATAATTATAAATATGGAAAGTATATATAGAATGTCTACAAAATATACTAAAAAAGTTTAAAATAAAACAAAGGTTATATCGAAATTATTTGGAAATTAAAGAAGATAAATCTCCAAAATTATTTTCACAATCTAAATCATCATTTTTTTATTAATTATATCACCGATGTTTTCTGAGCATGATTTGAAATTAATTACATTTCGCATCGGACATCTGAATTCAAATTTTTCCTCATTCATAATTCCATCAGTTTTGCTAGTTTCTAATTGTGTTTCAAAGTATTTGAATATGCAATTATCATGCGCTATCGAACATATCTTTCCTGTATTTGTAGAATTATTTATATATACTTTAACAACTCTATCCCTGTTCTCTAACTCAGATAGACAGACACAACAATTATTATTATTATTATTATCATGCGTGAAATTACAAATAGTGAATGGAAGATTTTCAATATTCCATTTAAAGTGTTTGAATAACATCTTATTAATACGTTTAAATACCTCGCTATTATAGTTATAGTTTCCGCATGTATAATCGTCGCAGTAACTTCTCATACAAAATTGAGTTTTAAACTCGACAATATCATTCATAATGATGCTTGAAATTTTCTGTTTATTTACAATACTCATTCTATCGATAATTGTTCCTGTGTTATTAGACATAACAACACCATATTTATTCAAGATAAATATATTAGAGAGCATATCAATTTTAAAGAATGGGGGAAGTGCATTAAATCTTTTAGGAATAATTATATCAAAATCAAAGGATATATCAACACCACTATGCACAAACGGAATTCTCCCTATCGTGATTTTATAGTTGATTTTCTTATGCATATTTATTGGAATGCTAAAATAGGAATTTTCACGCGTTACTGTTATATCTGACGATGAAACATTTGCATATCCGCCATTTGCATTAAATATATTTCCGATTGCAACAAGAAAATTAGAAACATCTTCTTCTTTATACATACAAATATCCATATCTTCAGCAACAAGAGTGCGTGCGATAGTTTCGGGTTGATAAAATTTATTCCAAAACTTATGAATATTATAGTTATATCCATTAGAACTGTTATATATATCCTTGTAGTGGTTGCTAATAATCATGTCTCTGACAAACCCACCAAAGATAATACCATTATTTTCAAATACAATATTCTTGATTTCTTCGAACAAAAGATATTTAATGCGGTTAGGGGTGAAGTTGATTTTGACAAATTCCATAGTAATTACTTGACTTGAGTTGAAGATGACAAAGAGTTCTTTTGTATTCAAATCCAATAACAAAGGTGAGTTGCGAGGTTTCCTGCACTATATGACAATTGACTTTCGTGACTTTCGTGACTTTCGTGACTTTCGTGACTTTCGTGACTTTCGACAATCAACTAATGCTTGTTTCTACTATATTTACTTAGAAACATTTAATCATTTTTTATAATTATCATAAAAAAATAATACAAATTTATTCTTAATAAAATTATCCAATATCATTCTCTATTTTTGCACGTGAATATGCATACATTACCTTCTCAGCAGTATCAATAGGGAGAATATAATCTTTAGCACCATAGAACTCTGGATTTTTACGCGAACTTCTATTAACTAATGTTCTAAGAGCATTAATATCATGTAGTTCATATTGAAGACGAAATGAATTATCATTATTATCTGTGAATATAAAAAATATTGACGGTTTAATCTTATTTATACCGTCAGGTATATAGAAACTATTAGGATATTTAAAAGATATGTCAAAAACACCTGAACTATCTATAGTATGTATGTTTGGTGTATTTTCAAATGCAATTTCATAATTTGGGAAAGGAAGACCTGAACCAGAGTAATTACTCATTCTATCTATGGGATTTGGTGCAATTATTATTATATTATTATATATTAACTTATTTTTAACTAAACCTTTTATATTTATTGAAGAATAATCTTTACTATAAACAACATTAAAATCAGTATATTCATCACTAAATATCATTTTAAAATTAAATATATATCTCTATATTTTAGATATGTTTTATTTTCCTATTATCTAATCTAAAATATTATTTAGGTAATATTAAAATAAAACATAATTTAAATACTTTCATCATCTTCATCTTCATCTTCATCTTCATCTTCACTATTAAATACATAAATATTATTATTATAATCTTCTTTCTTTTTTTTATTTTCTTCTTCTGGAGCATCATCAAAAATTATATTAGCATCATTTAAACTATTTATAGTAAATATATTGACTCTATTATAAGCATTAATCAAAGTATCCGATATTTCTTTGTTAATAATTAGAATCTTGCATTGTTCTGCATTATATTTATGAACAATATCAACTTTTCCTGATTGATAATCTCTAATAGATACAGCAATAATGTCTCCTGCTTCAATTAATACGCGTTTATTGAAACGTCGCATAGACCCTCTAATTACACCAACTGCTTCTTTGCCATTATCACATAAAACAAGAACCCTACAATTTCCTAATAACTTAATTACATATGCATATACTTCATATTCGCTATCTATATTATAATTATTATTAGAAACTTTATTAAATTGACTCTTTTTCTTCTTATTTCTAATGCTTGTTTGGTACATTAATATATATTTATATATATATTCTTATATTAGTCTTATATTATTTATTTTCATCACATATATATTTTTCTTTTGAGCGAAGATATATGTTTCTTTTATATTTATTATGGATAATATACTTATATTTATCATAATGAACGGGTTTATTGTTAATATCATTAATTGATATAGTTTGTGACGTATAAAATGTAGAATTGTATAGTATTCTTAGATCTGGGGCGCTATAACATTTCATAATAGGTAGTCGTTGCTGTCTTTCATTTTGTGAAATAATTCCATTTGCATAATTTAGATAATTTGATGTTATTACAAATAAAGCAACAAATCGCGTATTCATAATTTTATTATTAAATAGTTTATATTTATATAAGTTTATATATCAATTTTTATATGATAAAGAACATAAAATATATTTATGTTCTTTAGAAGGTAACTATAATATTATGCAAACAAATGATAATATATGTTCAAGAATTCTAACTCCAAAGCAGGTTGGTCCAATTTGTTGGTTTATGGCAACTTTTGTCGCTATGTTTTACAGTCAGCGTAGTAGAAAAATATTATTAGAAGCATCTAAAAGTTGGAATAAAAAAAATATCCTATTTGAAACATTACATAACATATTAAATGATAAATATTTAAAAGTTGGCAGTAGAGATAGCGAGAATTATAAGAAATTTAGTGATAATACATTTATAAATATATTGTCATACTTAAATATTGAAAATAAAAGGTTTTTTCCATATGACCCTAAAACTGTTTCAGGAGGGTTTTATCCAGAGTTTTATATAGGCAAACTATATAAATTATTAAATGTAGATTATAAAATATTTGATTATTATATTAAAGATAATACGTTAGTATATTCATATTTAAACGAAGAATATAATATACTAAGTTATACAATTAAAAAGAAGCGTGTAGAGTTTGACTTTGATTTTGCAAGTTTAATAGGGAAAATTCAAAAATGTCCAGAAAATAACTATGCTCCTCCTATATTAATTATTAAAGTAAACGATAGAAGAACAGATATGTTTTATAATACTATTTTACGAAATAATATTATTAATGATGTAGCGACAAAAGATTCTCTAAAATCTATGCGTGAACAAATATATTATAATGGGAAAGAATATAACTTAGATTCTGTAATATTAATTAATTGGAACATTAATAAATATAATGGGCATGCAATAGCAGGGATAACATGTAAAAAGAAAAAATATATTTATAATGGTTGGACAAGAACAAGTATGGATCCTGTAATGGCAAACAAAATAATTACTAGAAAAATTCCTTGCGAACTTATGAAATATAATTGGAAAATAATTAAAAATAATGATTTTTGTTTAAATACAGCAAAATGTATTCCTGAAATATTAAAAAAGAAATTAAAAATAAAAGATGTCTGCTTTAATTTTAGCAAAGGAAGAAAACTATTAATATATGTTTGCAAAGATGCTAAACCAGACACTTCTATTGACAGTGATACAAATCCCATAAAATCACCTATCAAACAACCTAAGAAATCACCTAAAAAATGCCCTGAAGGTAAAGTATTAAATCCTAAAACAGGACGTTGTATATTGATAAAAAGTACTGTAAATAAACCTAGAGTAATTCCGAAATCACCTAAAAAATGCCCTGAAGGTAAAGTATTAAATCCTAAAACAGGACGTTGTATATTGATAAAAAGTACTGTAAATAAAAAGTAATTAGAATGTTATAAATAATATATATTTAAAATTTATTATAATTTTATGTATTTAATATATACATAGCATCTCCCCAACCATGAACTGTCATATTAGTCATTATACGTTTAAAATTATATTGCTCTAAAAAATTATCAATTTCATCAATTTTCGCACAATTAATATATAATTCTTTAGAATTAACTTCTAATAATAGAACCTTTGCGTGCTGGATAGATTTAGTTGCACCTTTAAGAGCTAAAAGTTCTGCGCCCTGAATATCAAAATTCCAAATATCATATTTAGAAGCATCTAAATTATTTCTTTCAAAGAAGGTATCAATTGTAATACTTTTTAGATATATTTTATCAACAAATGTAATCCAAGGATGTTCTATCTGGTGAGTTCCAAACTCAAATATACTTGAAGATGCCACTCTTCCTGAGTTACAGTCATCAGAAATGTTGAATCCAACTTCTTCATCGTCTTTGTCTGTTATAAGAGCATTAAATACATTAGGTATTCCTTTAGATCTTGATTCGTTGACCTTTGAAAGAACAGCTTCAACCCATATAATATCTTCATTTTTTATACCTAGATTATTATATAAATCTATCTCTTCGCAATCATGTGCCCCTACATGAAAACATCCATTAAGTTTAATTTTTTTAGATGATAAAATATTTTTAATATCTTCTAAATCAAAATCACACATATTGAAAAACTTATATTATATAATATAATGCATAATCATTATATACTTTTAATATTATAGTAATATAGAATATCATTAAATGAGTAAAAAATTTAATGATGCACTATGTATTCGCAATACTGGAACATGGGGAAAAATTAAACCTGAACATAAGTTTGATTCATCAAAGTTTAATAAAGAGACAGTTTTAAATGACATTCCAAAATTTTCACCAAAAATAGATGAAATGATAAAAAAAATTAATGAACTTGATGCACAAGATATGGCGAATGATAATAAATATTATAAACACGTTATATATAGTGATGTTGCGGGGGTTTATGGTGCTAAAATGGTTGCATCATCTTTAATCGCTAATGATTTCTCTCTTGTATATTCAAATAAGTTTTCTTTAAGACAGGATATTGTAGATAAAAATAAAACTTTTGGACTTCTAACTACATCAACTGTATATAAAAAATCTCTTACAACTGGATTAAAAAAGAAGATGATGACGTATATGAATGAACGACCATCAAATATTAACGGAGAAAATATGCGAATAATAATATTAGATTCTGGATATAAGGAAGGTTTAGATGTTTTTGATGTTAAATATATGCATATCTTAGAACCTTTAATTACAAAAGCAGAACATACACAGGTTGTCGGAAGAGGGACACGATATTGCGGTCAATCAGGGTTACCATTTATTCCAAATGTAGGATGGACACTAAATATTTATAGATATAATATAAAGTATGACACAGATATAACTGTTCATGATTTATATCTTAAACATAGTAATAAAAACATAAGTGCATTTAATTTTACAGTCGATATAGAGGCAATAATGATTGCTTCTGCGGTTGATACACCTCTTACAGAAAATTTACATACGCTAAGAGAAAAGAATAATCGTTTCTATGATTTATTAATGATTAAAAATAATAAGAGTGATAAACCTAAACGCAAAGATTATATTCAAGTAGTTAATAATATTCGTGGAAAAATATATAATAATGATGATATGATAGATTGTAAGAAAAAATGTCATGGTGTACTAGAAGATTTTCCATCAGCAAATGCGCTGCTTATTATTGCAGTTGTATTTATAATAGAAAAGGTTGATCGACGCTTTGATAATATTAATGTTGTAAATAAAAAAAATTATTTTGGAAATATTAAAAATAAAATTAATAATATTAAAGATAGTGATCTAATTACCTATTTAAATAATAAAAATCCTAAACCTTTATTATGCAATATTATAGATAAAAATCAAAATTTTTGTGATACTATAAATAAATTATGGATGAATCCTATTAATTTTCTTAAATTATATGGAGATGATATTATTGATAAATTAAATCATTATAAAAAAGAAAATATTATTAATGATAAAAACTATGCTGATGCTATGAGATTTATTACTGACTATAGAAATAAATTAATAAATAAAAAACCAGTATTTATACCTGAACCTCCAAAAACTAAATTAAATAATATAGAATTATATAAATATGTTGAGAAACATTACGCTTCTTATAAATGGAATAATATAGATATAGTTAATAAATGCATTATTACAGATGATGATCTAGAAAAAGAGAAGGATAAAAAAGAATATAAACTTGTAACATTTTCAAATACGCAAAACTTTGTTCAAAAGTTTTTAACACCTCAATCACCTTATAAAGGTATGTTATTATATCATAGTGTAGGTTCAGGGAAAACATGTACTGCTATTTCAACTGCAACAAATACTTTTGATAGAGAAGGATACAAGATATTATGGGTAACAAGACATACATTAAAGGAAGATATATGGAAAAATATGTTTGATAACATTTGCAATATAATAATTCAAGAACGCTTAAAGAATGGTGAGATATTACCGTCAACTAAAGCGAAACGCATGGAGTTTTTAGGGAAAAATTGGTTACAACCTATATCTTATAAGCAATTTACTAATCTTATAAAGGGTAAAAATAAATATTATAAGGAAATGGTTGAGTTAAATGGAATCCAAGACCCATTTAGAAAAACACTAATAATAATTGATGAAATACATAAAATATATAGTTCATCATTATCGCCATTAGAAAAACCAAATCCAGAAGTTCTTCAAAATATGATACAAAATTCATATAAGGTGTCTGGTAAAGATTCACTTAAATTATTACTTATGACTGCTACTCCTATTACAGATGACCAAATGAGTTCTATAAAAATACTCAACTTATTATTAGAAGAAATTGAAAATTTTCCTGAAGATTTTGAAAAATTTAAAACTATGTTCTGTAATGAGAATGGATTATTTACAGACGAAGGTTCACATGAGTTTATGAATAGAGTTTCAGGATTAATAAGTTATATTGATAGAACAAGTGACCGTAGTCAATTTGCTTATCCAGTAATAAATGATATATTAATTGATGTTAATAGACAGCATAATAATGACAACGGATTAAGCGAACTTAATAAAAATATTAAAGAATATGAAAATAGATTGGATGACCAAAGTTTAAATAAAGAAGAAATAATTGAAATAAAGAAAAATATAAAAAAATTAAAAAAAGATAAAAAACTTGCTAATAAATTAAATGATGAACCGAAAGATATTATTGATTTTATAAATAATTGTTTTGTAAAGAAACAACCAATAAAGAACCCGCGTGTTAACAAAAAACCACGTGTTAACAAAAAGGCAAAAAACAATACAGGTAGAAATGACAGTTTTGTCTAATTGTTGCGCGCGTTTTAATGAATATAAGAATTATAGAAAAATATATATAGATATGTATATATTATATTCAGTAGTTATATCAACACTAATCTTTGCTGTCTATCAATATATTGATAGTTTAAATCGGGATAATAGCGTACAACCTTATGATATTAATAAAGATTTATTAACAATAAATAATATTATGATATATGTGTTATTAGTATCAACAATATTCTTTATAATTTATATGGCATTTAGCGATGATGTAGATATATTTTCTTCACTTGGTGTATTTGATAATGACAATAATTTATATGAAATAAAAAAAACAAATGTAAATCCTAGTATTTTTAGAAATACTACATTTCCTATGAAAATGGGATTTGAACCTTATAATAGCGGAGGGTCTAAAAGTAATTCGGGATCAGATCAATCATCTGTTGCTTCTTCTGAATGTTCAGGAGAGAGCGAATAATTAATCGCTATTTTTTAACAAGTTTTGGGTCAACTTTAAGAACTGTTAAAATACGTTTATATAATAAAGGTGAAAAGTTAGTAACAGAACAATTTTCATATTCTTTAATAATTTTTTCTTGAATTCCTAACATACGTGCAAGTTCTGTTTGATTTAAACCAAGGGCATTTCTCGCTCTTGAAATTGCTTGCGCTTGTTCAAGTTTTATTTTATTTAACGCAGGTATATCATCATTATTTAATCTCTTAAATTCCTTATTACCCATAGGTTTTTCAGTTGTATGATATGCATCTTTTTTTTGTGCATTTATATTATTTTTACTCCTAATAACAACAGGTTCCCAATCTTGATAGGAGGAATTCATAATATATATATATATTGATGATATTTTTATATATAATTTTATTTGATTATATCAATATTACAATCTTTATACTTTCATAATATGAAAGCAAGATATATTAATACGTGTAATCAAAAATTTTATATATCTTCACTAAGCATATAATTAAATATATATATATATAGAGAAGATATATATATATGCCAACAAAAGCATTAAAAAGTTGTATTGAAGGAAAAGAGAGAAATCCAATAACCAAAAGATGTGTTAGAAAATGTAAAATTAATCGTGTAAGAGATATTAAAACATTTAAATGTATTAAAGACCCACTAAATCATGTTGTCAATCCTATAACAGAAAGATATGTTAAGAGTACCTATTTAAAAAATATTGAAAAAAAACAACAGCGAATATTGCTAACTATTAGAAAAACCCATAAATCACCTTTACCCAAATCATCATCTCACAACGCATCTTCTAAAAAATCATCATCTCATAATTCATTAATATCTAATTCATCATCGCGTCTTGCGTCTAATGGATCATCAATCCGTCAATCATTATCATCAATCCGTCAATCATTATCATCTCCTAAATTATTATTATCAAAAAGTTCAGAAGAAAAAAAAGGCAGTATTAATAGTTCAAATAGCGCTAAAAAACTATCTAGAACCCCATCTTATAATTCAAGTTCGCGTGTTTTTTCAACTGATGTATTGAAAAACATTAAAGTTAAGAAAATTCAAAATTTTCTTAGAGATAAACTAACAACAAACAAAAATACTTTAATAAATCGCATAAATCGTTACAATTTACTTAAACCAAAACTATCATTATTAAAAGATGATGATTGTTTAGAAGTTAAAATTTTTAATGGCACGCTTGGGTATACTATTCGAAATATTATAAATCTTGAAAAACTAATAGGTAGCAAAAGTAAATACGGTACAATATATTTAACAAGTATTCCAAATTTATTAGGTATATATCCTATTGCAACAAAGGTAATGAAGTATGATTCTGATAATGTAAGAGAGGTTGATATTATGACTTTTATAACAAATAAAATAATTTTAAAGAAACTTTCAAGACATTTTCTTATGATATATAGCAGTAGCAATTGTATCAAAAAAACTCAAAAAATACCATTAAAGATAAGATTAATTAGCGTTAATGAACTTGCAGACGGAGACCTTAAAATGCTTATTACGATTCGTGATGTTTTAGAAGATGATGAATTAATGTTTAACTTATTATTTCAAACATACATATCCGTCGCTACATTTCAAAATCTTGTAAAGTTTGTTCACAAGGATGCGCATTTTGGAAACTTTTTATATCAAAAAAATAATGAAGTAGGATATTATCATTATACTTTTAATGGTACAAATTATTACTTAAAAAGTTGTAAGTATAATATCATTATATTTGATTATGGTTTTGCAGAAAGGATTGAAGAACAAGATATTGCTACTATAAATGCAGACTATTTTCAAATAACACATGCATTTATGAATAAAAAAACAGGTTGGGGAAATTATAAAGATTTACCAAAAGATAACACAAATAAAACAATTTTTGAAATTTCAACTAAAATATATGAGATGTCTAAAAAATCATATCAACCTACTTCGCGTAGATCCCCTTTACAAAGAAGCTTATTTATAGATATAATAGAAAATATATTCTTAAAATATACTCCAAAAGATATGTTTATTACACAGCGTCCAGCAAATATCCTAAATGAAATTCCTTTTAGAATTGAATAAATAATTCTTAATGTTACAAAGGACGTTGATATATTGTAAATATAGAAGGGTTTGTTGATAATATTTTTCTATCAAGAAAGTTTTTACTACCAACAGGCAGATGTTTCCCACTCTCTCTCACATATTGATACTCACTTTTTATTTTCTTAATAATTAACTTAATAGCGTTTGGATTTCCTGATAATTTAATCCAATTTATATTTAAATAATCATCAATTTCAATATCTACCCAATGTTTCATCCTTACTTCTAATAATTTAATTGCTGTCGGATTTGTATTACCAGATAAAGCATCCCAATCTATTCTTTTTGAATATCTTTC